ATTTCATCACCTACTTGGCAATCAACTTCTCGTTTTAAGTTATTCCAGCTTTGGTTTCCGTTCTTAGTATCTCTTACGCCGTGGCTGACCGTGGTGACAATCCCTCCGCGAATATGCTTAACAATTCCAATGCGCCTTGCGTAGTTTGTGCCAGTGCCGGGCATTCCGCACTCGCTGCTACCGCTGCCTTCGTCTTTTGAGTTTCCCCCGAACGGGTGACTGTCCATTAAGTATGGATCAACATATTTTTTCTGTTGATTCTTTAGCTGTCGATCTGTTTTGCTTGGTTGCCCACTTACAATTGAAATAATTTTCCAGTTTGGCCTAAAAGGTGTCCCGTTTGGAACGCCAGTAAACACGCCAAATCGCGTCTGTGATGATGGCGTAAACGCACCACAGAATGCAGGCTGCGCTACGCCACTTCTCGTTGGCGCATAAAACACTTGATCTGCGCCAGACAGCCCTGGATTGTCCCTATCGCCGTCAATCGCTAGATTCCCGTAGCGCAGGTTATACGCACGCAGACGGCTGCCAAAACCCTGAACCTCAAACCCACCGTTCCAATAAAAATCAAAGTAATCCTCGTAAATACCATCAAGCGCGTTATTGCCAAGGAAAATACCGGCAAGGTCAGGCTTGGCCATGTTGCCTTGACCAGCAATCGCCACGATTTCAGCGACTTGATAGCCGCCCCAGCTCTTCATGCGTGACCACACCAATTCAGGCGAAATCAGCAAACCGCCTGTGCCTTTGTCGCTGTTTTGATCGTTAGGCTTAACTTGTCCTTGACGACGAGTAAATGCGATTGGAACGGTTTGACCGTATTCAGCTAACTCTTGGATACTGTCAAAGCCAAACGAAGGCGCATAAATATCTTTGCCACGACGACTGCCAAGCTGACGTTGTTCAACACGATTTGGTTGTTTTGGCTTTGGCGCAAGCAGCATTGAAGCCGCAGTCAGTACCAAGCTAATTGCAAGGTTTATAAGAAAAGCTTCAGTGCCTGTGTTTTGCACATCAGGAATATGCGCATAATCCTCAGGACGTTCGTTATATCGACGCTCCACCTCTTGCGCAAACTGTCGATATTCCTGCTCGCTACAACCAAGAGCCGTAATCAGCCGCTTTTCATACGGAAGCAGTGGCTGTTCGACACTCCGTCGATAGGGCACCATGCGACCGCCTTCAAATGCCGATTGATGTAGAGACATCCTCTGCTCCAAACGACTGCAAAGACAGGATCACCCTGATCTAGCAGCAACACGTCCCCATCGTAACCGGGCTGGTCAATTCGACTCCCCCATTTCAATAAATCCCGCCCATACTGCCTAACACTCTGGTTATACCAGTCATCCTTAAACTCAGGCGTTGGAATGTTCATCCGCTCCAACACCACGTAAACCAGATGGATGCAGTCGATTGCTCCGTCCGCTCCAGTGCCATCAGCGCCTAGGCGATACGGTCTGCCGATTAGATCAATCACGCCACTCGAACGCTGCTAGTCAAAGGCAAGTGACCAACAAGCTGCCGCGTCAAACGCTTGCGTGGTACGTCCGCACCAACAGCATCAAACACTGATGCCATCTCAAGAGTGAGTGCCTGGCTGTCCCATTTGGCGCTAACGATCTGCCCGATGTATTGATTCAGCAAGGTGTAACCGTCCTTGTCATCTGGGTCGATCAATACGGTGCGGACGTTGGCTAGATATTCGTCCTGCACAGCAATCGTTGCAAATGGACGGCTCAGCTCGTTATTTGGAAAAGCGATCGTTGCGGGCTGGTTGTCGCCTGACTTAGTAACGGTGACGCCTGAAAAGGCAAACGGCAAGAAGCCAAAAGCAGTGCCGTTGAAGTCTGCGTTTTCTCCGACCCAGTAGTTCTGAAACTTGTAATCACCCAAAGTCGTAGGTGAACGCAGAGTCAAATAATGACCAAACGCAAGAGCAGTGTCGCTCATTAGAGACCAATCCTCCGGCGCTGTGATGTGTTCTGCCTAAGAGTAGTTAAGGCTCGCTGCTCACCTTGTTTTGCACCGTCAGCTGCAGCCTGCTGCATTCCACGCTGGAACTGATCAGCAGTCACATAGTCAACACTGTTGATACGTTCCACGGTGTAGCGAACGTCGATTGGTGCGGCAACTGCTGCTCCGCCACCTTCGCCTGACGTTCCAGAACCACCTGTTTCTGGGATGACAGAAGAACCGCGAGCACCACGTGAATAACGCGCCATGCTTTCACGCATCTTGTTTTCTGGAATCACATACTCGCCTTGCCCGCCTTCACCAACCAACGCACGAGTTGGTCTTGAAACATAACCGCCTTCCGCGTAACCAGGGATCATTCCGCCCTGGAAAAACGAGGGGCCTGCGACAGACATGTCGCCGTAAGCGCTGCTAGGAACTGAGCTAGCCCCTCCTCCAAATCCTCCCCCAATAAAGTTAAGAGCAATGCCCAGAATCTTCATCTGAATTTGCTTGGCAATCATTTGCGCTGCCATGTCCGCAAAGTGATCTGCTGTGCGCTGGAACAGATTGGCCAACGCTTCTTGGGCAGACATGCTGCCGGTGATCAACCCTTTGAACGACTCGCTAAACGCATCTCCAATCGCCTGCGCGGCAAGAATCACCTGATTTGCAGGGTCAATAAGATCGTTAAGAGCGCCTTGAACGCGATCCATTTCAGTTTGGATCTTGTCTGCGCCTGTTTCGGGAGCCAGATCTTTCTCAATCGCACCCTTAGCCTTGCCTTTTTTGCCCTCAAGCTCTTCTCTTCTCTTTTTAAGTAGATCTAATTGTTTTTCGTATTCAGCAGTGATACCTCCTGCTATTTCTAGCTCTAAAATACTTTCCTCTACCCCAAGAATTTTAGCGTTTACAACTTCTAACTGTTTGTCGTAAATTCTGTCTAATTCAAGAAGCTGTTTCTGAAGCTCAATCGCTTGCTTGGCCGCAGCAGGCGTGCTGCCCTCTTGGATCAAGCGAGAATACTCCCGCTCAAACGCCATCTTATCTTCGTGCTTATTAGTAATGTCGTCCAACTGACGGCTCGCTTTATCAAAAGCTTTGTCAGCACGTTCCATCTCCCTTTCGACTGCTTTCGCTTTGCGGTCGATAGCTTTTTGATCTTTGTCGCTTAAACGCTTAGCCTTTTCGTTTGCAGCGTCTATCAAGTCATTTCTCTTATTGGCTAAAGCCAAAAGTTTTTCATCTCTTTCCAGTTCAATTAGTTTTACATCAGCTCCCTTCTCTAGTAGTTTCTTACGGGCTTCTTGGAAAATGTTTGCTTTCTCTAAACGGAATACCCGCTCATTCATTAAATCGCCGTCTAGCTGCGCGATAGCTAAGTTATTTTTAGCGATTACATGTTCGGCAGAGCCTACTCTTGCTGCTTCTACTTTTGCCTGTAAAGCAGCTTCTGCTTCTTCCTTAATTTTTCTTTGCAGTGCTACCATTTCTGCTTCTATATCCGCCCGCTGCCGGCCAAAAACAACGTCTTCAGCCATATTTATATTTTGAAGCTGCCCTTGTAAAAGCTGTTGTCTGGGGTCACTGGACTGTCGCGCTGCAGATAAATCAGCTTGAAACTCTAATGCTTTTAGTGCTTGCGTTACAACAGGTCCAGAAAACTGCGCAATAGCCGCTAAAATCTGTGTGGTTATTTGAGTAAGAGCGTTTCCTAGCCGGGTTGAAGCGTCGCCAAATTCTTTAAGGGCTTCAACGCCTTCGTCACCTACAACTAAGGAAAGCTGTCTGGTTGCTTCTTCAAGCGCTACTTGTTCCCCAGCTAATTCCTCCAAACTTTGAATTGCTTCTTGTGTAGGGCTCCCAACCATGCCCAAAGACGCAACAACTGCATCAATATCCGCAGTTGCAAGGTTTAGAGCTTGGCCAAGCGTTGCAGCTTTAGCAGCAAGCTCATCAAAAGCTGAGCCAAGCACCTGTAAACCGATAGCGGCGGGGCCGAACATTTTGCCGGTTACAGCGCCGCCGATTGCGCCACCGAGCGCCATGCCTGGACCGCCGCCAAACAACAGCGGAAACGCACCGGCACTTACAGCCGCACCAGCTCTTTCTCGCGCAGTGGCTGTGCCAAAAAGACTGCCTTTACGTCGTTTAACTCTATTGTCTAATCGTTTATCAAAATCTGCTAAAGCTGCTTCGTTTGCCTCTTTAGAAGCTGCTATCTCTGCATCTGCTAGTTTGTTAATTTTATCTAATTTATCGTTAAACAAGTCATTTTCTAGCTTTAGTTGTACTTTTTGTTGGTTTTTCTGGGCAGTTATTGCAGCTTTATCAACTTTTTCAAGAACTTTTAAAGACGCGGCTTCTACATTTTTATACAAGTCTTGTATAGCGTTTTGCCTTCTTTTACCCGTAACGTCAATGCTTTTATTATTTATATCGTCAACAGCGTTGCTTATAGCGTCTAACTCCCGCTGCAGCCCTTGAAGAGCATTTTTGTTGCGTATCGCTAGCTGAATATCTACGTCGTACTGAGCCACGGTAAAGCACGTAGAGTCTTACGCTTCAGTCTACCGCCTGCTCATTGTTTGCGCCCTGGCGCCGGTTTTGGCGTTTTGGACTGCTTTTTCCTGTTGTTCGTTGTGCAGCTCGTAGTAAGCGGCCCAGCCAATTAGCTCTTCTTGGGTTAGGTGCTGGGCGAGCTGGGCGACTGTGGTTCCTAGTTCCTTGGCGAGGAAATAGATGAAGTACCAGTCGCTATTAGCTTTTGAGGTCTGCTTTCGCTTCCTCCACCTTGTTTTCAGCTCCCGAAGAAAGCATGGCAAGCTGGATTTCTTGCAGGATTGAGGCTTCGACAGCGTTCTTAAGGGCTGCTTTTTCACCATCCTGGAACAGGCGTTTGCCGTCGGCGTCCAGTGATTTTTCGATCATCATGCCCAGCGCAAAGTCGTTGGCATCGTCAGAACCGACTTTTTTCTGGATTGACTCGCGCTCAGCGATGGTAAGAGGGTGCCAGTAAATTTCGAGCACCACCTCGTCGCCATCTTTGACTTCGTGCTTATACAGCTGGCTAACGCCGAACTTGTTACGGAGCAGTTCGGTAGCGCGCATAAAGTAGTAGCGTTTGTCTCAATATACTACACAACTGCTGTGAACTGACAAGAAACAATGCCGATGAAGTGCGAGCGGTCTTCTAACTCAAGCGGTGTCGGACCAGAAATGTCGGATACGCGAGGCGCAACGCTGAAAGTATCGGTGTAGTCAGAAGCGTTTACCGATGTAAGACCGTCGATTACAGCCTCACTTAAAGATGACAGCACTGACGTTCCAGCAGACTTCGGGACGTAGATGTTGCATTGAATGACGCCGGAGTAATAATCCTGGGCTGCGCCTTGGTTTTGGATGGTGGAACGGTTGAAGTTGACCGTCATCAACATGTATTTCTTGTCTTTTCCGGGGGTGGTGTACTGAACATTGTCGTAAACCATCAGCACCGTATTGTCGGCTGCCGCAACAGCGTCGGTGACTGCTTTTTCGAAGGCCGCGCGGGCGTTTACGAGAGTCATGGTTTAAAGCCTGGTGTAAGCCCCGAAAATACTGCTGTTAGACCCAGTTCTGGCAAAAACACGGCCGGGAGATTTGTACCCAAAGGTTTTTTCAATCAAACCGCGCATTTCACCCTGGATAAAGTTTGCCACTTTTGGAGACTCCAGGGCATAGCCCGCATACTCAGCAGTATTGCCGATGTAGACCGTGGGCTGGCGCTTGTAGTTGAACTCGGGAACCTCAAACCGAGGTTTAATTCGGCTTTGTGCTGGCTTTTTGTCGGTATGAACCCATTGATTGCGGGATGGGTCACGGGTTTTATAGATAGAAGACCATGGAGCAAAGTCCTCCCGCTTGTCTTGAGCACGGATTTTTTGTGTCGATGCTTTCCAACTCGATGCGAAGAACCCTGTATCCACTGGGCTGTTGTCTTCTGTGCTTAAACCTTCGACGGTGAGCTGAATCAAGGCGTTGTAGTCTTCGTTTATCTTGCGTTCCAGGTCGGTGACGATTTGACCAAGACCCTTCTTCTTCCTGGCCATCAGAACCTCACCTGAATAGTGAAGAAGTATTCCTGGTCGCCTTTGAAAGTGCGGATGTCTGTGATTTGAGCAATACGGTTAGACCCCGCGTACTTAAGAGTGATGGTGTCTTCAAATGTCGGCTGGTTGTCTCCGATTAGATCAGGAGTGATGTAAAGCTTGGCTTTGCGTTCCTCGCGGCCTTCCTCTTCTTCGGAATCAACAAACTCGATTGGTGCGTCAAACGAGTAAGCCGTATCAGTCGTTGTCAGCGCTCCGGTGCTGGTGTTGTAAGTCGGAGATGCCTTGCGAGTGTACGTGATTGTGTGATCAAACGACTTGCCCAGGTCGGCAACAACCGACTTGGCAACGCTTTTGAACAGACTGTCGAGTGCGCCTGCCATTTCAACCCCTTACAACGCGGACAGAATACGAGCCACTGCCGCCCAGACAATAAGCGCCGAGATAA